CGCCGTGCCGGTCTGCTCGAACAGCCACCGACGAACTATGTCGTTGTCGATGCGCACCTGCTCCAGCTCGGCCTCCATGGCGGGGATGATCGTGAACTGCCCGCGCTCGATGAGGTCGCGCAGCACCATCAGCCCGCGGATTGCGAGCCGCCGAAGGTTCTCGGGGCGCGTCATCTTCTCCTCCATGTGCGGGTCGTAGCCGGGCATGCCGGGCGCGAACCGCTGCATGAACGAGACGAACTTCAGGCGTCGGTACACGCCGTCGGTCGTGTCCGCCAGACGTGGCATCGCGTTCATGCTGAACACCATCGTCGCGGCGGGGCGGAACTCGAACGGTCGGCCATACTTCACGTCGGTGTGCAGCGTGTCGCCCGTGACCACCTTCTTGAACACGGCGAGCTGTTCGCTCTGCAGGAAGCCGTCGGGGATGTCGTCCCCGAGGTTCGCCAGCTTGCCCACGAGCGAGCCCGCCTGGAACTGCTGGCCCATCGTGGCCACGTCCATGCTCGCGAAGTTGTCCACGCCGAGCAGCGCCCGCAGCACGTTGATGAACGTCGATTTTCCGTTGGATGCCGTGCCCTCGGGGCCGCTTCCCGCGCGGCCAATCAGGAACAGCGCCTGCGACACGGCGCGGCGGGAACACACGCACGCGCCGATGATTTCGCAGAGAACCGTCTCGATCACCTCGTCACCGCCCGCGAGCGAGCGGAGGAAGTCGTCGGCGGGGCCGGGTGCCGCGTCTGGGTCGTAGTCCACCGACAATGACCCGATGATGAACATGGACGGGTTCGGCTCCACCACCTCGCCGCGCATCACGTCGTACGTCACGCCGTCGGCGAACTGGACGTAATAGCCGCCGTCGAAGCCGTTGTTGCTGGTGACCTGCGGGGCCATGGCCTGTATGTAGGTGAACACCTCGTTGCGGCATTGCGTGGTCGCGTCGTCCGCGTGCTGCAGCGTGATGCGCTCGAACGCCTGCCGCCCCATCTCCCAGCGCCTGCCCGTCCACACGGCGGGCGCGCCGTCGATGTGGCACGCGTGGTCCTGCTCGATGATGAGCCGCGCCAGCAGGTTGGGCTGGATTTTGTTCTTGACCCTGAAGCCACCGCCACCGCTGGACGTCCCTCCGGGGCGCCCGATGCCCTCGATCGTCTCGCCCGCGTACGTCCCCTCGCCGTCATGGCCCGGGCCGAACTTGCACACCTGGCCGATGAGCTGCCGCATCTCGCCCTCGGTGAGTGGCGTCGTGCAGCGCTCGGCGTTGGCGGTGCGCATCATGCTGTTGATGGCGTCGTCGGGGAGTCCACGCGAACGCAGAGAACAGCCGTATCGGAAGAGCACATCGTTGCGCTCGCCCGCCCTTATGACCTCAGGCAGCTCGAACCGCTCGGGCTGGCGCTGCTTGTCCTCGTCCACGCCGCCGTTGCGCTGGATGTGGTCGAGGAAGTCGTACGTCGCGGCGGTCGCGGAGTCCACCGCGCGGTCGAGCGGCGAACGCCCCTGCTCCCACGCGTACGGCTGGCCGTTGGGATGGATGGACGGCGGCGCGACGATGTAGCTGCCCTCGCAGCGCACGTCCACGCCCTTCTCGGGGTTGGCTAGCGGTCGGATGTTGGTGCGTTCGGTGCGGTATAGGTAGTGCTCGCCGCCGCGCCCTGTCAGCGCCACGACGGAGCACGGCAGCTCGCCGTGAAGCGTCTCCCACTCGTCGCGCGTGTCGAAGCCGTGGACGCCCTTCTCGTCGTCCTCGTCGAAGTCGAGCACCAGCAGCCCGTGCGACGCCGTGCCGGTCACGATGCCGATGTTGTAGTTGGGGTTGCGCTCCCAGATTAGGCGCACGTCCTCGGGGTTGTCGGTCCAGTCGTTCAGGCCGTGCTTCGTCGCGGGCTTCTTGCTGCGCGGCAGCAGCGGGATGACGCCGAAGCCGTTCTCGGCGTACCACACCGCCCACTCAGCCAACGTCACGGGGTCGCTCATGAGTGGGCCACCCCCAGCAGCTTGCAGATCGTTGCGGCGGCGTGGACGGGATGGACGAACACGAAGCGGCAATCGTAGCGCTCTTCCATGCGCTTGCAGATTTTCGCGACGGAGACGCCCTGCATGGGCTTGCGGTGATACTTCAGGCAGTTGACCACCTCGCGCGGATTGCACTCGCGCGTCTTGAACATGCGACACATGCGGCAAGCGCTGGACGTCCAGCCATACAGCGAGTCCAGGCTGTCGTACGGCTTGCCCGACTCAACCATGATGACGAGACGGTACCCGGCATCGCGTGCCCGCTCCATCTCGCGCACGAACCGCGCGTGGTCGCGCCCCACGTCCATCGCCAGCTCGCCGACGTTGCGCTTGGTGTCAACGACGACGTTCGAGCCGTCGGTGGCGTAGTCGCCGAAGTCCAGTTTCTTGCGCACCACCATCACGTCATGCGCCGCGAACCACGTGTGCTTCAGCTCGTGCTTGTCGCCGCGCGCGACCTGCTGGCGCGTGTCCTCGTATATCTTGCCCTGCATTCGATGCTCCCATCATGGGCGGGGTGGACGTGCCACGCCCGCCCGTCGTGGCCAACTACTTCATCCACGGAAGCTCGGAGTCGTCGAACTTTGGCGCGGGCGCGGGAGTGGACGGCTTCTTGCCGCTGCCGCCGCCGAGCGTCTTGCGCGGGCGCGGCTTCACCTTGCCCTCGCGCACCTTCTGGGCGTCGGTGACGTACGCCACGTTCAGGCGCACGCGCACCTCGCCGTCGCGCTCGTACTCCTCCTCCTGCAGGTTCACGCCGAAGAGCCTGCCCACGAACATGTCGAGACGGCCAGCGTTCCACGCGGCCTGCGCGTCGAAGCCGGGGTTGCTCGCCGTGATCGCGTCCAGACGGCCCTTCAGCATGCCCAGCGCGGTCTCCTTGTAGCTCATGAAGAAGTGGTGCGCGTACGGGTGCGCCTTGCCCCAATCGTCGGAGTAGAAGCCAGCGTGCGGCCCCTCGGCGATGTCGAAGACGACCTCGACGTACTCCTTCTGCTCGAAGTCCACCGCGTCGGTGATGCGGGCGACGTACGCGCCAGCGGGCAGAGGGGTGAACTCGCCGTTGCCGCTGCTCTGGATGCTGTCCCAGTTGAAAGACTTCATTTGATGATTCCTTCCTCGTTTTCGTAGCGATAAAGAAGCGTTCTGAGTTGGTTCTCAAAGAGACGGTCGCGTGGGTCGAAGCAATGGGCTGGGCGCTCCTCGAACGCGCAGACAAACGCGTCCCACGTCCTGTCCAGCGCCACGGGCTGCACCACGCCCTCGGCCATCAGGCGCTCGTAGTGCGCCGTGCACGCGCGGAGCATGTTCAGCGTCACGCGCCCGCTGTGGATTGCCGGCATGGCTAGGCCCAGCCCAGAAACTCGCGCAGGCCCTTGTCCACCACGGCCAAATCGTTCGGCAGCTCGTCGGTCTCGAACGCGCCGCACGACTTCGCGGGCGGCTTGCCGCTGACGACGAACTTGTGCTCCCCGCCGCTGCACTCGGCCAGAATCACGACGTTGAACATGCCGACCAGGTTGACCTTCTCGTTCAGCAGCTTGCCGACGGTCGCGGGCACGGTGTTGCCGCCCGCGTCCACGTCCGTGTGCATGATGAGGTAGACGATCACATCCTGCGGGATGTCATTAATCGACTCGATGAAGCGGTAGACGCGCCCCGCGATTTCCTTGTACACCTCGAACTGGTCGCGGTACTTCTCGTCGCCCCAGCTCCCGCGCATGTAGATGTCGGTGATGCAGTACCCGAAGTCGTCCACCACCACGGCGGGCATCTTCGTGGCGGCGCTCGCGACGAACGCCTGCAGCGTCGTGAAGTCCTTCGTGCGGACGAACTTCATGCTGGTCTTGAACGGCAGAGTGTTCTTCTGGCACTCAATCAGTGCATAGGAATCCTCGGGCATGTTGCGAAGTGCATAGGTTTTACCAACTCCGCTAGGCCCCATTATCAAGACTGGAACTGCCATTAAAAGACCTCACTCTCATATGCCCAGCGATGCCTACCAGCGGTTATGCGATGTGGCCGATGGGTGCAGACCGCATGAATTGCCGTATAGCTGATGCCCGTTCTTATAGATGCTTCTGTGATTGACGGGTATCGCTCGCCCGTGTCAACGTTCACTACAGGCTTGCTAATTCGCTGGTTTCTTGTCCCGTGATTGCTGTTCTGTTGGGCTGTGCACCATTCGAGATTAGATGCGTCGTTGTTTGACTTGTCCTCATCAAGATGGTTGACTTGTGGCAGATTTCCCGGGTTATCAACCCATGCAGCCGCAACCAAACGATGGACGTATCTGCGATATCTGTTGTTGCCTTTTCGCAGCCCAACAGTCAGATACCCATGCTGCCCTTTTGATGGTGTGAGCCAGTGCCCGCGTTGTCGAGCGCTCCATACCCTACCTTCACGAGATACGAAGTATCCGCTGAATCCCTCTATCGGACGTAGCTCAGCGTCTGCTGGTAACACGCCCATGTCACTCACCGCCCAGCATGCCGTGGACGATGCCGCCGAGCGCCTGTGCGCCCACCACGTCGGCCACGCGGTCCTCGTAGATGCGGATGGACACGCTCGGCTTCGCGGGCTCCACGGGCGGCTCGTAGTCCATGACGTCCAGCCCGTCCAGCAGCTCGCCCGTCTCGGCGTAGTACGCCTTGGCAATCTCGCCGATGTGGGCGCGCACGTACTGGGTTATGAAGTCGTTGAAGTCGTCGTTTTCGTTGGCAATCAGCGCGTCCTCGTCGGTGACCACCACCGCGGTGGACGGCTTCTGGCGGCGCGGCGCGCCCCCCTTGATGGACGCGACGCCGACCTCCTCGCCGTTCAGGCGCACGGCGAAGCTCTTCGCGCCAGTCGAGCGGTAGAGGTCGAGGTAGTGATCGTTGACCTCGCTGCGCAGGTTGCCGACGTTCTTCGTGCTCACGTCCTCGGCAATCATCTTGAATATGGCCTGCTCGATTGCGAAGTAGGCAATCTTCTCGTCCATCGTCGGGATGGGCGGCTCGGCCATGCCGGGGAAGTCGAAGGACGCCAGCACGTTGCCGTCGGCGTCGGTGCGCTGGTATGCGTGG